TTTCCCCTCTCGGGGTGTCGGGGCTTTCGCCCTCACGGCACCATTGCGATACCGGGTAAATCATAGAGCCTATGGCTCATCTTGCTCCTCATCGGAGCTTTCGTCCTCGGAATCAAGGACACCTTCTTTGAATATATCAAAGAGTAAAATTCCAGCTATCCTGGATCCCACTAGGTGGTAAAGGTGGAGAACCACCTTGGTGACTGGGTCACCCATTAATACACCTCTTTTGGTGTAGAAAACTTCGATAGGAACTTGATTCCTATCCAGTGTCTCCACTTGACGTGGAGCCGTCAATGCGAAAAGCATTGTTTCTCTGTACCATTTAGGTACACCTAATAGGCTGCAGAGCATATTTAACATTGCGCCCGCAATGTATGGGTCACAGTAATCTGTGGCCGAAGACCAGTCTGTTGAAAAGACTGTTGTTTGGTTATCTTCGTTGAAGATAAAACTCGCACTAGGATTCTTGTGCGATAAGCGCTTGAAGAAATTCCAAGCATGATTTGCGGCGCCAATGCCGCTTTGACTTGAGGGCATAGCCTCAAGTATTTTAAGACCCATATGTGAAAATGGGTGTAATAGCAGCGCGTGTTGCGCTGTCGAGACCGTAATTGTACGGTATTTCCCCAGTTCTGCGACCAGGGATATTCTGCACGACATGCAGTTATTTTGATAGACCTTAGATCTATCACGAAATTTTCCACATGCCCAGTGGAAAAGTCTCTCCCCAATAGAGGAGTTCAACCGGGTAAGGTTTTTCCCGGTAAATTTACCTGTTTCCAGGTTAACCTCTTTGATAAGAGGATTTTCGGAGAGTATTCTCCGAGCTGATTCCAGCTTCCCACCTTGGTCGGTGGGCACAAAGAACTCTCCGGAGTCCGACAGAGAGATTTTACTCTCTTGAAGCACACGTTCGAAGAACCGTGTGCGTTCCTGTTCGCCGCCAAGGCGAACTAGTAGATCATGGTAAAAATGATCTACAGCAGCTTTGAGGGGCTGCTCTATGGTCTCATAGAGACCTTCATCACTCGGGGTGGTGAGTATCGCCTTGGTTTTGGCGAGTGTACGATCGTACAGTACCCGTGGGGGTACACCAGACGCACGCGTCTGTGACATTATCATGACCTGATAATGTGAAAGAGGAGTTTTTCCTCGTATTAAGGCGCAGGCGACCTTAAGAGCCGAGAGTTCTCTCGGAATTGGCACAGCTGCCAGGGATGATGCAGGGTTAAAACCATGCATCTTAATGTCCTTTCGGACTTGTTTGATTTTCTCAAACATTGTGACCCTATCGGGTCTCTGCTCGCGGAAGTAATCCTCGAGGATATTGGTGATTGCACCACATTGGATCTGGTCGATCCTCTTCCAGCTTTGGAAATCCCTGGAGTCAGGGAAAGATAGGACTACCTGCATAAGTAGTCCATCAACAGTAGCCAATAGGCTACGAAGCCTCTGAACAGAGGCATTATCCACAGGTTTCGAAAGAACCTGTACAAAAGGCTCCGGACCTTCCGGAGCAGAGTACCCGGCCAAGAGCCGGGCCATTTGTCGTTTAAAACGACATGAAAGACCTTTGGTCTTACATAAACGGGGGTACCAGTATGTACCCCTTTTAAGAACAGCGAGCGCTGTTCTGACATTGGGTAGACGATGAAATTCCACCCTTTTATCGAGCCTCGTGAGGCTCCTTGGGAGTAGACACTCCCAAATATTTTCAGCGTTAAAACAAACGCTGATTTCGGGACAGGCTTGCCCGTCCATTAAACTTCTTGCTGTATACAGCAAGTTGAAGTCGAATAGGCTTCTATGCCTATTCGTGGGAGCACACTTACACAAGTGTGCTCCAACGCCAGTTCCATACTTCAGTATGGATGTTCCTACAAAGGAAGCAAGGGACAAAACGTCCCTGTCATGATCCCATGGATCTATTGTTGGTCTGTTG